CTATCTTTAGCTTGCTCACTATCATCGAACACAAACTGACGTATCATCTTGCCACCAATCTGACTAAAGATAGTAGCACCATAGAAAGGCTGCGGTCTTACAAACGTAGAACCGAAAGCAGTCTGTCTTTTTACCCTAGCATTTGTAGGCGTAATAGGTTGATTCTCAAATGTAGGAATAAAAAACTCAGAACCTGCCGTGAAGATATGTATGTCTCTGTTGGAAACAAAGTGGCGTATCGTAGCCACCTCGCCAATACTCATTACAAGTTCTAGCGAATCATCATCAGCAGCATCACCAATATCAAAGTTATAATACAACCCAGACTTACTAGCCCATACAGTATCAGGTTGTGCAAGAGTACCACCAAACCATAACCTGTTTTCATGGAAGCCAACAGCAGCAGGATAACCACGCAATGAAGAATATGATTGCTCCATCCATTGCTGTGTAGGTGCATGAGTCACAACCTGTATATTACCACCACCATCTTCAGTAGTATTTGCTGACCCTCCTGCGGTAATCGTATACCTGTTTTCATCAATTACTTTTTGAATAGACCTAGTACCATTTAGATTTGATGCAGATATATTCCCAACAGCAGAAGCATTTCTTATAGTAATACTATCGCTTGCACTCATACCATGATTTACATGCGTAATCTCTACTGTAGTAGACCCATCAATAGTTCTTAAAGCATTTGGTATTAACTCTACAAATAATTCATCAACTACATTTCCTGTTGCCTGAGTAGCAGATTGAACAGAAGTAATTAGTATCTCAGCATCATGGTAAAGCAAAGTAAGGCCAACATGCTTAGAACTAGCGTAATTACCACCAGACTGACTTCCTGTTGTATCAAAGTATGCTGCGCTTGCTGTAACAGTAATACCAGTTCCAGTAGTCGCAGAAGGATCTAGCGTAACACCAGTTGCATGAAAAGGATAATATGGTTGATAAGTCTTAGCATTTCCTGCTTGAAGCTGAAAAGTAAACTGCTCTACTTGAAAACTATTAAGTCCAGTTCTTACTATTTGCTGACACATAAAAGTATTATGGCAAACAAATAATACATCACCACCTTGAGCGTATGTCATTTCATGTAAGTATTCTTGATCCCATTGAAGTGCTGCACTATCTACATCCTGAGTTAATGTCGTTGCTAAACTCAATGCACCAGTAGTCGGATTGATAAAAAATATCTCACACTTTTGATGTGAGAACGCTATTACATATTGCTCATCATCTGAGAATATAAAAGGTATAAGCCTTACTTGCTGACGTATAGCAGTGTTTTCTGTAACACCAGTAAAATCATGCAAGGCTTGAAAGCCACCACGTTTAGCTACACCACCTTCAGTTCTTATAAAAAAGTTCTTAACGCTCTGAGCAGAGGAGTTATAAATAGCAGAATCCGTCCTTGAAACCAAAGACGGACTAATCTCTCCATACTGAAAGTTTGTAATCGGTATTCGTGCTTTTTGCATTAGCTGCGCCTATTCGTAATAAACCTCGATGTTGTAACTTTTCTCGTTGTTTGTTGTTGTGAATCTGTAGATCTAGCCTTTGCTAAAAGTCTTGTATACTGACTTTCCATCAAACCTGCTAAAGATGGATCTCTTATTAAAGCAGTAGCAAACACAACAGCCATTGCATATTCTACACATACAGAAAAATAAGAAGGCCAATCAACCTCACTAGCTCTATAAGTAAAGTCTACTATTAATTCATCTGTTGGAGAAGCATCACAGAATATCTTATTTCCATAAATATTATACTCTATTTGTAAATCTCTTACAGTTACAGCGTGAACAAATAGATAGTCAGGAAGTTGATATGCTGCATCAAACCTTCCAGTAGGAGCGTCAGTTAATCTATTTAATACAGCTTGGTTAGCTGAGAATCTCCACCTAGTAGATGTAAGATTTGTTCTTGCAATATCTTCATACATATTACCTGCAATTAATGCTTCAGTAGTGTCATCATCAAAAGAAGTAATAGGCTCTGCACCAACTAAGATGAGAGCACGACTGCATATGTCAATTGCACTATTTGCCGGTGAACTAATTGCCATAATATATCCTAAGTAAAGTGGGGGCCGAAGCCCCCAACTATTTAGTCACCATCGGTTTCCGCAACAGCAGTACCATCAGATACATCTACAACTGTTCCAGTATTAGAAAGAACAGTACAGAAGTTAGTTGTTGGAACGTTTGTATCGCAAACAATAACCAAGTCACGAACAGCAAGCATATTAGCTGCGCTGTTAAAGTAACCTGATGTGTTCACAGTAGCAATCGCGTCCGCAGATGTGTACATCCACAAACTACCATTTGAGTCGCCACCGATACGAGCAAGACCACTTGCACTATAAGCCATTTTAGATCCTCCTCTTAATTATTGTCTAGGACTTCGTAGATACCGTTATCGTCGATAGCTACTGATCCCATTGACATCATTGATGTTGCTAAGTGAGATACTTTCTCAGCAACATAGTTTACTTCAGTTTGAACGTCAGAGTTCACACCGATACCTACAGCAGTTGTATGGTAAGCAAAGTTTTTGCCCCCTGCTACAGCAGACGTTGAAAAGATCTTGAAACCCAAGAACTCTTTCATTGTCATACCACCTGCAAACGGTAAGTTTTGCGGACCAACAAAGTCTGACGAGGCAAACTCATTGATTGCAAACAAATCAGCATAACCTGCAGGAGACATCGCAAGATAGCGTTGTCCGTCTTCTGGAACATCTGCCGTACCCATTGTCTCAAACAATGATAGAAGATCTGCTTTTTCTAGAGCAGAGCTAGCATTGTGTATTTGAGTAGAGTTAGCACCTGCATCCATAGCAGCTACGATAAGCTCATCTGTTTTTCTACCAAGAGCAGCAGCAGCAGATTGAGCTACAGCCTGACGCTCGTTGATATTTGTTTTCAACTCATCAAGCTTGTCGATGTATTCAGCAGCGTAAAAGTCGCTCATTGATACTTCAACATTGGTGTGCGTAAGTTCCATTGGAGTTACATTACCATTGCGTGATTTAGTTGTTGCTGATCCAGTGCCTATTTTCTGGAATCGTGCAGTTGATCCTGACACATTTGTAGAGCGAATAGTGTTCCGCAGCTTGGAACCCATACGCTGATACGCCATGTGAACTTCAGTTTCAAACTGCTTTATAAAGGCTTGGTCTATTGTATTAGCCATTTTACAGTCCTTAATTGAGTTTCCGATTGCTACGAGTATCCACGTTTACACGTCAGTTCGGGTATCCATAAGGGCCGATCAGTGCACTACGGGTCGTAATAATTTATTATAAACATCATCTTGCTCAGAATTGCAACGCACAAATTCAACAAATCTATTATCATTACTCATTTCAATAGGCTCAAATCCAAGCCAACATGCCCAATTTAGCATGTGTTCGTTCTTAGAAAGGATAGTCATGGTAATGATTGGGTGCAGTTTATCAAACATATTTAACAAAGCTTTAGACATTTTAGCAGTTAAAATAACATTATGCTCTAAGCTATTTGCAAATATAGTAAACATTTGCGGAGACTCTTCTAAGAAAGAAAGGCCTCCTACAAAAACTATATTACCATATTTATTCCTGCAAACGTAAGACTCTGTATCATTAAATATTTCAGAAAGGGCTTGATTTACAGAATCATACCCAAAGTCTTTAACCTCTAGTTTATTAGAGGAGTGCATAATATGTTCAAACTCTTCTACATGATAATCTAGCATTGGGGTAAGGTAAGCCCTACCCCTTTTAATTATTTGCTTTTCATTATCTATAGAGTTTTTGGAAACCATCATTTACTTCTTGTATAAAATCATTGTTTCTTCGAGCAGGATGCCAGTATCTTTCATCTTGCATCATCTCTCTTAAACCCTGTTCTGTAATTTTACCAGATGGAGTGCTGTCACTGCCCATAGATGGAGACTGTAGTTTCTCCATAACAAACTCAAGAGCCATAAGACCTTCAGCAGTTTCAGTTAATCTTTCAATAGAATCCATATGTTCTTCTGGGAAAAACTGCTTAGAAAATAAAGCAGCAGCTTCTATTCTAGCATTGGCGTTATCACCAAGCTTTTCTATCTCAGCCTCAGTATCTACCATCTCTCCCTGAGTTGCTTGCATTACTTTCTCAATGCCTTCCTCAAACTCAGACTGACTAAAGCCATAAGTAAAAGCGTGATCTGACCACCATTTAAGAACTTCGCTATCAATAGCACTTTCTTCATCTACATAATCAGGAAGTAAATAATCTCCTGCGCTATCTGGTCTATCTTTAAAGCTTTCTGCTTCTATTTCTTTTAACACTTCAGATCGAATATCTTCGTCCTTAGTGCCTAACTTAGACTCAAGCTCCTTGTAAGCCTTTGCTAAGTCCTCACCAGACTTATATTTTTCTGGCAACCATTCTGGTCTATCATCTGTTTTAGCTTCCACATCTTCTGCTACTACAAAGTCTCTTTGCTCTTGAGGTGGTAGTTCTGTTGTTGGTTGTGCTTCTTGAACTTCTTCATTCATTATTCTTTACCTTATGTGATCTTTGGACATGACGTTCTATTAAGCCAACTAAATAACGTTGGCCCTCTAAATGACGCAACTCATCAGTAGAAATATTAGGACCACTAACCATTTCTATAGTTACACTACGCAAGTATTTAAGAATTTCTTGACCAGTAGGTTCGGAAAACAAAGAGCCAAAGTTAAGGCTGATTCTATCTTCTTCTGCTTTCTTTCTTGCTATTCCGTCTAAACCAATGTGACTATTCTGCGGCAATAGGTGGCCCTGCTAATTGTTGCTGTTGCTGCATCTGTTGCATTTGCTGCATCATTGCAACTATCTCTCTACGCTCATCTGCGTCGCGAATCAACCCATCAGGTACACCAAACTTTTTAGCTAGGTGAATGGCAGTCTCTTCTGAGTTAATTAATACGTTAGTTGTGTCAGGACCAAAGAAAGTATTAACAAGCTCTAGAAATCTAGAAACGGAGGTAATGTCTTGATTAGATTGCGCTTGCGCTAGAGGTGAGGAAGATCTTATTTTTACTTCTCGACCATTAACAGTAGGCATTTCTATACGCCCCTGTTTCTTAAGAATATAAATTACCCTTTGCAAAACAGGCTGCACCAACTCAGCTTGCAGTCTACCAAATGCTGATCCTATCCTGCGTGACAAATCTGCCATACGTTCAGCAACTTCTGTAGCAGATGCAGGAGTTCTATCTGGATTTCCTAGCATATCATTGTATAGTGCGCGTTTTATATTCAAGCGCATATCGCTTAGAACTATATCAGCAACATCAAATCTTCCTGCCGATTGGATTGGCTGCAATCCACCCGATTGAGGTGACTTTGGTATTATCGTGCCAGGGACTAAATTGATAGTATCTGGGTTAATGATGCCATCATCATCCATCTGGTAAATGCCAGAGATAGCCATCTGTGCATTTTCTAATATTAACTGAATAGTAAGATTTGTAGTCTTGATAGCGGATAGAGCATTAATCAATGGACCTCTGCCGTATACTTCTCCTGCACACTTAGACCATCTAAAACAAACATAAGGATTAGAACCTACACCCTTGAACTGTTGTTCTTTAATATAAGTCTTAGTAGACATATCTATTACATAAAGAAGGTATGCTTCCTCATTTCGTTTACTGTAATCTTTGCAGAGAATCTCTAGTAAAGTACACTTACCTTCTGGGTCTCTTTGCGCTCGTTGCTGTACTTTAGGATCAAGCTTTGCATCAGGATACAAAATTATTATCTCAGAGTTTCTGATACCTTTTCTTTCTCTAAATACATGATCTATCTTATCATCAGGACCAGTATCTAAAACAACATGCGGTAATGGTATTGCAGAGAAAGTAACAGGGTTTATCGCATCACCCTCATCTACACACAGTACACCAGTACCTACTGCTAGATCCATGAACGCTTCATGTACTTCCTGAGAGAAGTTTGAGTTCTGTAGTATTTCAAATACATACTCAGTAATCTCATCAAGATCATTGTCTACAAAGTCACGCTCTTCTTTTGGTATTTCAGATCCTGCGATTAAATCTGCCCAACGTGCAAAGTTTGGAACTAATCCCGATTGGAGCCTCGAAGCAAACTCTTGAACGCCAACCACCGCTGTTTCGTCAAAGATCTTATCATCTCTACGCTGACCCGAAGTTTCATAATAAAAAGACTCACGCTGCGGTAGAGCGTACTCATAACATTCCTCAAAGAGGTCAACAAAGTTTTGCCTATGTGCTTTAGCTTTTTCATATCGT